TCCAACTACGGCAACAAGGGTACCCCGTTCTACAAGGGCGAGGTGGGTTCCATCTACGGTTGCCGCGTTGTCACTCAGACTAACTCGTTTGTCAGCACCGGCTCCGGTACTGCGGCTGATGAGTTCATCTATCAGGCTACCGCCGCGGGTGGCGGTCTGGCGGTTAGCAAGGACATCATCGCCTCGTTCTTCTTTGGTAACGAGTCCTTCGGTATCCCTGCCTTGACCGGTGATGATCCGTTGTCCCCGAAGGTTGTGATCACCGATACCCCCGACAAGAGCGATCCGTTGAACCAGCTCGTCACCGTTGGTGTGAAGTTGTACTTCGCCGCTCTGCGTTTGGCCGCTGGTAACACTGGCTCCACTGCTAATCCTACTTGGTACTTGGTGCATCGTACTAAGACCTCTACCACGCTGTAATATGCGACCTAAGACGGCCACCATCATGGTGATTGCCGTCGGCCCAAAGGGGCATCGTCGAGAAATCGGTGGTGCCCCTTCTCATTCCGCTTGCGGATGTGATGAGGCTGACAACAATGCGCCAATGATTGCGATTCCAGTCGAGGCTCTTTCCACTGACACGGAAGATGGCCAACAGGCTTCCCCCGAGGTTGGTGATGAAGTTGTCCTACAGGAAGTTCGGGGTATTCTCAAGAAGCTTGAAAATGGTGAGGCTTACGTTGAGATCCAAAGCGTGAACGGTATGCCCGCCGAGTACGAGAAGGCCGGCAAGGAATCTATGGAACCAATGGACGAAGAAGGTATGCGAAACATGGTTTCCGAGTACGACAGCGAGATGGAGTCTTAACATGCCGATCTACACCTTCGAGAACAAAGGCAAGTCCTTGGAGCAAATCGCTCCGATGGGAACCGATTCTCTTGTGATCAAGGGTGAACGCTGGACGAGGCAGCCGGTAGCCCGCTTCGGGGTTACCGGTTTTGCCCGCGAAGCCGAACTCAAGGACAAGGTGAAGCAGGGCTTTAGCCGGATGGAAGACCGGCAGGGTACCCGCTTTGAAAGCACTTTCAGCAAGAATCAGATCCGTAAAATTTGGGACATATGAGCATAGAATCTAATCTGGCAACCGAGTATTCGATGGGCAATGCGGGCTTCCAGCTCGTGACCTCTACCGCGTTGACCACTGGCCCATTCGTTGCGATCACCACGATTGCCGTCACCACTTTCACTTCGATCACCGGCAATGGTATCAGCGGATCTTGGTCCACAGTGGCTATCCCCGCTGGCATCACGCTTCCTGGGCCGATTACGAGCTTCCAGATTTCCAGTGGTCAGGTGGTCGCGTTCAACGGAATCATCAGCTCCTAACCGTGACACTCGCTCTTGGAACACGATTGGCTTCAAGTGGGTCTGGCGGAAACGTCACGCCCCCCGATCTGCCTGTTGAGAGACGCGCTCTTGTTACCGAGGATTTACAACCATTTGCTTTAGAGTTTGATACAATAGCAGTGGATTTTCTTGTGGCATCAGATGGAACGTATGATGTTATGAGTCTTGAAGGTGGAGTATTACCAATTAACATTTTAACAGAATCGTCAGATAAATTCATCCTAACAGTTTACTAATATGGCAGACGTAAAGATTACAGCACTGACGGCGTTGACCGCCGCTGATCCGGCTAATGACGTTATCCCTATCGTTGATGTCAGCGATACCACGATGGCGGCAAGTGGCACCACCAAGAAGATCAGCGTAAACAACATCCTTGGAGCATCCGGCACCGCCACCCTCGCCTCCGCCACCATCACCGGCGATCTGACGGTGGACACCTCGACGCTGAAGGTTGATTCGACGAACAATCGGGTGGGTATTGGGACGGCGAGTCCGAGTACAAATCTGCACGTTGGAAGTGGAACTGGACTAAACAACCTTGGGGTTGGTCTTAGCCGTGGAGCTACGACCAACTTCTTCGAAGCGTTTGATGGAACCAAAACGCTATTGGCCGGAACTGATTCAGGGCAAGCTGGCGTTAAGGTTGGATCATTAACAAATCATCCGCTGTATCTGGTTAGCAACAACACGCCGCAGCTTGAGATTACGCATCCCGGTCTTTTCGTGTTCAACGACGGCGCAGGCGGCACTCGAATGACCCTCAACTCTAAGGGGTTGGGCATCGGAGTTACGCCGAATAGCCTTTGGGCAATCGGGAAAGTGCTTCAGGTTGGATCGAATAGCGGGAGCTTTTTATACGGAGCTGGTGGTCAATTTATTGCCGGTGTAAACGCTTATTACGATACATCTTGGAAATACGCTGAAGCTGGCAGAGCGAATTATTATTCGCAAAGCAGCGGCGCTCACACTTGGGTCATCGATTCAGGAACTCAAGTCGCTAATACTGCTTGTAACTTCACCGACGCAATGACCCTCGATGCGAATGGTAATTTGCTGGTGGGTCTTGCCACTGCCGGAACCACCGCTGCCAAGACCATCCAGATCGCTAACGGAACCGCTCCTACTGCTAACGTCACTGGCGGCCAACTCTACGTTGAATCCGGTGCGCTGAAGTTCCGTGGAAGCTCTGGCACCATCACGACAATCGCAGCCGCCTAATCTAAAAGACTATGCCTACCATCCTCTGGATCATCGAACGCCTTCTCGTTAAGCCGACCGAAGGCTCCCTCACCGATGTTGTAATCACCGCCGACTGGCGTTGCAACGGCACTCAGGATCAATACAGCGGCACCTGCTACGGCTCCTGCTCGTTCCAGCCGCCGTCTGGTGAGTTCACGCCATATCCTGACCTGACGCAGGAACAGGTGCTTGGTTGGTGCTACGCCAATGGAGTCGATCAAGCGGCCATTGAGGCGAACGTGACGCAGCAGATTGAGAATCAGATCAATCCGCCCGTGGTGACGCTGCCGTTGCCGTGGGTGCCGGTGCCGCCTCCGGTTAAGGTTGCCGAGCCTGTGGTTATCGCTGACGCTCCCTCCGCATGATCAAGATCGAACTCACTCAGGAGCAGGCCAATAGCCTCCTCCAACTCATCGACATTGCGGTTAAGGCTGGTGGCGTTGCCAACGCCCGTGCAGCCCTTCCGCTTGTGGACCTCATAGTCGCAGCCGCACAGCCTAAATCCGAGTAATGGAACCAACGAACAGCAGCACCAGCCCTGGACTCAGCCTAGCAGCAGCGGCAGGTGCCACCGCTGTTTCGTTTCTTCCGGTACTGACCGACTGGGTAAGGCTTATCACCGCGCTGATCGGCTTACTTTGCGCCTGTTACGCAGCGTTTCGATTATTCCGCTCTAAATGAAAAACACGAAAACAACTCTCGCCGGTGTTGGTGCAATCCTTATCGCTGTCGGTGGTGCCCTTCGGGCTGCCTTCGACGGTGATGCCAGCACCAATATCGACATCGCCTCGACTATCGCCGCGGTGACCGCCGGAATTGGTTTGATCATGGCTAAGGATGCCAAGGAAGCCGAAGCTCCTAAGCCGTGAACTGGATCTATCAGATCCTTCGGGCAATCCTCGACTTCCTACGAGCAACACCACCCACCGATGTGCAACATGGCAAAGCACCTGATGATCTCAAGAATGATCTGGCTGGCCGTGTTGCCGATCTGCCTGGGTTGCCAGATGACCAGGGTGGTCCTGGTGCCAAGCGGTGATCCGGTGATGCTGGCCAAGCCGGTGAAGGCCAGCGTGTACGGATTCGACAAAGATAAGAAGCTGGTGGGACCATCCAAGGTGGTGCTGCCAGCAGGTTGGTACGTTTTACCGAAGAACTGATATGGGAACACCACTCACAGGCAGTAGCGTTGCATCAACCTACACTGGCCTACTCAAGAACTCCGACAACTCCACCGTAGGCGCATCGCTCAAAGCCATCAGCGACGGCAGCGGCAATGACTCCGCACTCCAGATCTCCAACGCCGCAGTCAATACCACCGGAGACTTCAGCGTAGCCACTAACAAGCTCACAGTGGCCTCTGCAAGCGGCAACACGGCCATTGCGGGTACTTTGGCTGTCACCGGGGCTACCAACCTCTCAAGCCTCGCTACAAGCGGTGCAGCGACCATAGGCGGTGCGCTCAATGTCACCGGAGCAACCACGCTCACCGGCAACCTCACGGTCCCAGGAAACCTCGCGGTCACCGGAACCTCCACGCTGACCGGTGCCACCGCTGTTACCGGTACCCTCGGAGTCGCGGGAGCAAGCACACTAGCCAGCGTTGGCGTGACCGGAGCCGCTACTGTTGGGACTACTCTCGGAGTCACGGGAGTCTCTACGTTGGCCAGTGCTGTTGTTACGGGAGCGGCCACAGTGGGAACGACTCTTGGGGTAACCGGCAATGCAACGCTGGCGGCAAACCTAACCGTTAACGGAGACACAACGCTTGGAAGCGCACCGGCAGATCTTGTAGTTATTCTTTCAGATCAGATCACGGTTCCAAATATACTTAGTGCTACAATAGATCTTGCCGCCGACAAGGTGCTGATCACTGACGCAAACGATTCTA